TAACTCGTAGTGATGTACTGCAACGTGACCTAGGGTCGCTGCAGTGATTACAACATTCTCGTTGATATCTGTATCAGATACTACCATCTCATCAGCAACAAACTTCTCAACACCTTGGAGTTCCACATGTATCTGACCTAGGTCTAGATTCTTGTACTTGATAAGACCCACAGCATTACTTATGGCGCCCGTTATCGTGTCACCCACACTCAATATACTGTGTATAGGTTCTAGTGTCGTGAGAACGTAATTAGGGTAGTCTGACTTCACCTTTTCAATAACCTTCTCGTGTGACAAAGGCCATCCTTGTTCACGTATTTTTTCGTTCATGAAGTAAAATGTCCAATGCATCTGTGGGTTCTTATACAACATAAATGCAGTTTGGTCAGGCCTTTCTCCTCCCTGTACGTAATAATCTTGGTAGAAAGATGAGTTTTGTCGAATATCATCAAGAATTTCTACATAGGTTGTGATATTCTGTATCAGTGCTGATTCTTCTCCGTCACCGAAGGAATAGAACTGTAATGGAAAATCGTTAAAGTATGACATTAGAAACCATCCTCATCCATAATATCTGCTCGGTTTAGTGTTCTCTCTTCCACGAAGGATAGAGATAAGTCAATCTCAGTAGGGTGTCCATCGGAATGAAATGACATACTACTTGCGTTGTAGTTGGTAGAGATTGCCTTCAGATGACATTTCTTCATCTTGGTACCGACACGTTTCTTAACCCCAGCCTCGTTCTCGTAGAATAGATCCAACTCGAACATGTGTGGGTACTTGTACCCTGCATTGACTCCAGCGATGTTAATCGTATCTGGGTACGCATAACTACGGAATCTTTTAATAATCTTTTCAACTTCTTTTGCTTCCAACGAAGACTTAGGAATGAACTTGAACTGGAATGCGAACTCACGGATGTTAACACCCTTGAATACGGTTCTAGCATTAGGGTTCACGGTCACACCGAACGCAAGAGAAGCAGCATTACCGGCGGTACCGTTCATCGCGGCAGCAGTTCGTTGTAATGCAAGTCCTGCGGCAGCACCCTGTAGGTTACCAGCGACCATGTCGGCCATATTAGAGAAACCTTTCTCGGCAGCTTCTCCTAGAGTTTCGAGGATACCTTTACCTTGACCCATCGCAGCTGCCGCGCCGGCACCAAAGGGCCCGAGCTCCGGTTGTGCATAGCTCAATCCATCCGCTTGGGTCAATGCGATAGGTAGGTACAGTTTAACCATGTTTCCGGTATCTTCTATATTCCTATCGGAGTACTCCATAGGACTATCTTTGCCATGTTTCTCAATGTACCTAGCATCCATAGAGTTCTTGACCCTAGTCTTCTTATCTTTGTATTCGCGATAATCTATCTGTTTGTTAGCGTACTGTTTATCGATGGCCTTACTTTCATCGTTCAACTCTTTATATTTGCTATCACCCCCGTCACCCAACATACTACTGACAGTAGCAGAGTCACCCTTCAGAGTAGGAGGTACCAACTCGAACACCTTAAAGGTTATACTTGCACCGTATCGCTCTTGGTTATTGAGTGGATAGATCAACTTGTTAGGGGTGGAAACCACTGTGTTGAGAGGAGTTGCCTGCCCTTTCTCCGCTTCAGACCCTTCTCCTTGGAGAGAATCTACTATGCTGGAAAGAAATTCTTTGATTGCCATCGGTAAATCTCGTGTTTATAAATAGGTTTACAGTATTTATACATGAAGTTAAGAATGAAAACATATAAAGGTCGATACAAACCAAAGAACCCAGCCAAGTATGCCGGAGACGTGGACAACGTGGTCTACCGTTCTGGGTGGGAACGACATGTTATGAAATGGTGTGACGACAGTTTAGACATAGAACAATGGATGTCCGAAGAGTTGGTCATCCCGTACATCTGCGAGACCGATAAGAAACCTCACCGATACTTCATGGACTTCGTTATCAAGTACAAGTCTGGTCGTGTTGTACTGGTAGAGGTCAAACCCCACAAGCAGACAATGCGTCCCGAACGTAAACAGGGGAAGTCTCGTCACACTCTATTGAATGAGGGTATGACCTACATCAAGAACCAGTCCAAGTGGAAGGCCGCATCCGAATATGCGAAGGATAGAGGGTACCACTTTGAGATATGGACAGAGAAAGAACTCACCGCTATGGGTATCATGCCCAAGTCCACCCAACGTATGCGTACCAAAAAACCGTTAAAGAAACTGCCTCCGTTCAGAAAGAAGAAAAAATAACGTATAAATAGAAGTACGAATTTTAACGGAATCTACAATGTCCAACATATTTCAACGATTAGAACTACAAGCGTTTCGTGCTGGTATCACACCACGTACAAAAGAATCCCGTGAGTGGTTCCGTAAGAAGATCAAGAATCTCCGCAGTATCAATAGAGATGCGTTGATGAAAGAAGATCCGTTGAAACAAACGGGTCAAGAGATCGTGGGCGGTATGTACATGTTCTTCTACGATCCTAAGCATAAGGACACACTACCTTACTATGATACGTTTCCGTTAGTTATTGTTGTAGGGCCTGCCGAGGGTGGGTTCTATGGGTTGAACCTACACTATCTACCTCCTATCCTACGTGCGAAGATGTTGGATGCGTTGATGGATATAACAAGTAACACTAAGTTCAATGACTCTACTCGATTTAAAATGTCGTATGAGTTGTTGGTTAAGAGTAGTAAGTTGAAGTACTTCCAACCCTGCTTCAAACACTACTTGAATGATCAAGTAAAGAGCAAGTTCGCAATGGTGCCTGCACCTGAGTGGGAGATCGCAACCTTCCTACCAACAGCACAGTTCAAGAAGGCGAACTCTAAGAAAGTATACTTCGACTCTCAAAAAATGATAGGCGGTTAAGATGGCGGGCATAGAACAACTAAAGAGTAAGCTTACCTCTAAGAATGGTATCGCGATGGCAAATCAGTTTGCGGTCACTCTTCCATCTATAGGGAATCTAGACTCTCGTGAACTTAATGTCGTGTGTAAGGACGTTACCTTGCCTGGCAGACAGGTGATGAGTCTGGATAGAAATGTCGGTATATTCAATGAGAAGATCGCGAATGGATTTGGAGTAGAAGACGTTTCAATAACATTCTATGTGTTGAATGACTACGGTGTTAAGAAGTACTTCGATGCGTGGGCAAACACCATAGTAGGAATGTACTACAAATCAAAACCAGAAGCTTCGGCAGAGGATACTGACCCTGAAGATAAGGCAGATGTCAAACGGGCACAAGAAGACTTTGCAAATAGTCTCAAGATGGGCGAGGTAGGATACAAGAACAACTATTCGAAATCTATTATTATACGGCAGTTGCGTAAACCTATCGCACGGTTTGGATTTGACCTCGGGCCACTTGATTTCAATTTCGATGTTGGGGGTGCTTCTATATACAGTATAGAACTATTAGAAGCGTTCCCTACATCTCTCAGTTCAATCCAACTGAGCAATGACGGACAACTAGTCGAGTGTACAATGCAGTTCTCGTACACCAACTGGAAGGTGATAGAAGATAAACGAAGTTTACTTGACGGAAAACTCAATATAAACTTAGGTGGATTAATTTAATTATATAATATAGGATACATCATGGCTTTACCAAAACTGAATTCAGCACCAACATATGAAATGAAAATACCTTCGACAGGGAAGAGTGTGGTCTACCGACCATTCCTTGTAAAGGAACAGAAGAACCTCCTCATAGCATTTGAGGCACAGAATCGTCAAGACCTAGTCAGGGCAGTTATACGTACAATCGAAGCATGTGTGGAAGGTACTATTGAAGGTTCACTAACAACCTTTGATGTCGATTACATGTTCACCAAGATACGTGCTAAGTCTGTCGGTGAGACTGCTGATATCCTTGTACCCTGTGAAGAGTGTGATACTAATAATGAAATCACAGTTGAACTAGACAAGGTAGAAGTCAACGGTGAGATACCTGAGATGTTGATCCCTATCAATGACGAGGTTACTGTTAAGATGAAGTTCCCGACATACGAGGAATTCTTATCTAACCAGACTCTTCTGGACAGCACGAGTGCAACCGAAGCGTTACTTCAACTCATCGTCACATGTTTAGATTCGGTATTGACCGATGAAGAAAGGTTCGCTATTAAAGATGAGCCACAAGAAGAGATTGTAACTTTCTTGGAGTCTATGACTACCGAACAGTTCGGAAAGGTTTCTGCCTTCGCTGCTTCGATACCGGCATTGACCCAAGACCTAGAATTCGCATGTACATCATGCGGTCATAATAATAAGAAAACACTGAAAGGACTTGACGATTTTTTTTAATAAATCTCTCTCATGACACCCTAGCCAATTACTACCAAGTCAACTTCCAACTACTGAATAACTTCAATTATTCGTTAGATGAAGTAGAAGGAATGATACCTTGGGAGAGAGAGATTTACTTGACGATGTTGGTTGACGACATCAACGAGAAAAATCAGAGGGCTAAACAGAAAGGATAACCAATGAGTCTTAAACGAGTATCAGAGAAACTTGGAGAACAGAACGACCTCTTGACGGAGATTGCGCTGGATATCTATGGGTATCTGGATAGTGCGATATCTAAGGTAGACACCTCTAGTAAAACATTGGATGCTATAAACGCTACCAATAGTAACATCTTGAATGTCGTACAATCGTTTCAGACTGGGAGCGGTGATGACCTAGAAGAAAGTCGCGACAAAAAGGTATATGACGATAAACTACTTCAGGCCATAGAAGGTATCCAGAAGAACACCAAGGGTGGTGCCACTAGCAAGAAGAGTTTCGGAGAGACTGCCGGTAAGGGTATCGGAGCAGGTGTTGGTG